GATGCGCTGAAGACCATGGCCGCACGCGGCGTCGAGCTTGGCGACAAGTTCATCTGCAACGGCCCAGAGCTGACAGCGATCAACTGGGGCATGGAGATCCACGACGCACAGCTGGAAGCCGTGAACGTCAAACAACTGGAAACCGCCATCAAAAAAGTGGCAGCCATCGTGCGAAGCGGTGGGGCAAGGAAGATATGAAAGTAATCAAAGACGAGATCGCAACATTGAAACGAGGTCGACGCATCACTGTCGAATTGAGCCATGATGAACAACTGTTCGCCATTCGAGATGATGCTTTTTACCGCTTGGGTGGCCAAGTCGATGATGTGGTTGGTGGGTATGTTTTAGCAGAAATGCAACAGGTCATTTGGTGTTCGATTGAACAAGAGTGGGTGTCATGACAACCAACTACGTGCGCCTGGTGCGCAACCAAGAAGGCGTGATCGTCGACAGCTTCGACGCCGACGCTGAATTCAAGCAGCTGCACCAGCGTGTGGCCACACAAGAACAACTGATCACCGACCTGCGCGAACTGCTGGACACGGCACGCCAGATCGCGCTGGACGCTGTCGAGCGCACAGTTAAGGAGCTGCGGACATGAGCGACGGCGGCAAAGGATCAGCACCACGCCCACTGAGCGTGGACAGCGACACATTCCAAAACAACTGGGAGCGCACGTTCGGTTGGCGTAAACGCCAAATCGCGGACGAGCTGCCAATCTCAATGGAGCCGGACGAGGACGAATTCGAGCCTGAAGACGACGACGAGGACGACATCTGCAGCGGATGCAGCGGTTCTGGCGAAGGCATGTACGACGGGTCGACATGCAACAAGTGCCACGGATGCGGTGTCGAGCCTTGCCAACGCGAGGACGACTTATGAGCAAGTGGGGCGAAGTATCAGAGCAAATCTTGCACGCGCTGGAAACCATCGGTCCAATGACACGCGTGGAGCTTTGCGCGCACCTTGGCATTGATCGCGGCATCGGGGCAGCCATCGCAAACCGCATGGCCAAGCCGTCGGCCACAAAGCCCAAGCGCGTCCACATCACGGCTTACGTCTACGACCAAGAGGGACAGCGACGCTACCCGCGCGCGGTCTACGCCATTGGCGACAAACCAGACGCCAAGCGGCCGAAGTCGGACACGGCGGCCAACAAGCGCCGTTACATCCAGGCAAAGGTGGCGCGGTTCAAGATGAACAGCGTTTTTAACATGGGACTGACACGACGACAGGTCGAAGAAAGGATCGGTGCGAGGGTATGACGACAGACACACAATCGCTGCTGACGCTGCTGGGCCTGATCTTCGCCAGCGCTGCGCTGACCATCGCGGTGCTGGCTGGGTGGGTGGCCTGGTGTTTGAGGGGTGAGCGATGACAGCAGTTCACATACACGCACCAAGCGCCACAGCGAAACGCATCACGGCATGCAAATGCCCAGACTGCGGCAAGCGCACGCGCATGATCGAATTTTTCACGCCATGGTACGGCTGGGCAAGCACATGCATGCGCTGCGGCCGCGAATGGAGCGACGGCGAATGGATGAGCCTACCGTTCGTGCGCGGAATCAGGGCTGCCAACATTGCGACAGCAAAAATGTATTGGCGACGCATGCCACCAGTTTTACAGAACCATTACGGGGTGGCGCATGACATCGCATGAATTTGTACGCGCACAGGCGGTGCTGGGCATGAAAAACAAGGACATGCAAGGCATCTTCGGCGTCAGTGACCAGACCATCGTCAACTGGCGCAAGGGCTACACTAAAGTGCCAGGCGCAGTGGCTTGGGCGATTCGGTCACTGCTGAATCAGGTAAAAACGGAGTTATGATTTACACGCAGACAGGCTTTGCAGCGCGGCCTGTCTGTTTTCAATGTAGCGCGCAACCAAGGTTCGTATGTCATCCGAAGATCTTTCCCCAGCATCATTGCCATTTCAGTCGCGCATCCGCGACATGGCCAACAAACCCACCCAGCAAGAAGTCGCGCACATCGTCCACGAATACGTGGACCTGGCCAAGCGCATCCTGCTGGAACATCGCGTCCGTGACTTCACAGCACGCGACGTCGTCGCACTGGCAGCCATCATGGAAGCCCGCGACAGACAACTGCGCTACACCACCATCGTGGGGGCCGACAAATGATCAGCCCAATCGAACAATTCCGCGACTCAATGGCAGCAGCTGGGCTGCACACACACGACGACATCATCGACGACGGCAAGCTGCACCGCGTCCAGCTTGAAGGCGACAAGCCACGCACGAACAACGGCTGGTATGTCCTGCACGGTGACGGCGTGCCGGCCGGCGCATTCGGCAGCTGGAAGCACGACATCAGCGGCAGCTGGTGCGGTAAGTCAGAACAAGAATTCACACCCGACGAACGGCGCCAATACGCCCAGCGCATGGAAGAAACCAAGCGCCAGCGCGAAGCCGAGCAGGAACAGATCCGCGCAGAGGCACGCGAACGTGCAGCGTCGATCTGGGAAGCGTCACCACCCGCAAACGACAACCACCCATACCTGGTGCGCAAGCAGATCAAGTCGTTCGGACTGCGCGAGAGCCGCGGCAGCCTTGTGCTGCCTGTCACGTCACCCGACGGCATCATGCAGTCGCTGCAGTTCATCGATGCCGATGGCAACAAACTGTTTTTAAAGGGTGGCATGAAGCGCGGCTGCTACTACAAGATCGGCGGCGCACCCGTCGACCGCGTGATCGTGGCCGAGGGCTACGCGACCGGCGCAAGCCTGCACATGGCCCACGGCTGCCCCGTGGCGGTGGCGTTTGACGCCGGAAACCTACAACCGGTCTGTGATGCCATTCGCAAGCGACTACCAGCGCACATCGCCATCGAGATCTGGGCGGACAACGACCTGAACACCAAAGGCAACCCAGGAGTAACCAAGGCCACCAAGGCGGCCGAATCTGTCGGCGCCAAGGTGGTCGTGCCCGACATTGCCGGCGACTGGAACGACGTGGCTGTGGCCGACGGCATCGAGGCTGTGCGCGACGTGGTGTTGGCCAACGACAACAACGTCATCGACATGACGCCGCTGCCTTACATCGGGTCACGCGGCAAACCACTGGCCACCATCGAGAACCTGCACGAAATCTGCCAACGACTGCAGGTGACCATTCGCTACGACGTCATCCGCAAGGACGACGAGATCCTGATCCCAGGCGTCAACTTCAGCGTGGACAACAAGGCCAACGCAAGCCTGGCATGGCTGTCATCGCAATGCGCGAAGTTCAACTACCCCACCGGCCAGATCGGTGACTTCGTGACGTTCCTGGCCGACCAGAACCTGTACAACCCAGCCATCAACTACGTGACCAGCCGCCCATGGGACGGCGTGAGCCGCGCCAAGGCGTTCTACAACACCGTCACAGCCAAGGGCCAAGACCAGGCCCTGAAAGAAACCCTGATGAAGCGCTGGATGATCAGCGCCATCGCCGCGGCCTTCAGACCGGACGGTGTAAGCGCCCACGGCGTGCTGGTGCTGCAGGGCGACCAATACCTGGGCAAGACCAAGTGGTTCAAGTCACTGGTGCCAGACAGCACACGACTGGCCCAGGACGGCTGGATCTTGCGCCCAGACGACAAAGACAGCGTCAAGCAGGCGTGCAGCTTCTGGCTGGTGGAGCTGGGCGAACTGGATGCCACGTTCCGCAAGTCAGACATTGCAGCGCTGAAGTCGTTTCTGACCCGCGACCGCGACGTGCTGCGCAGAGCATACGCAAGGCGCGAATCCGAATACGGCCGCCGCACGGTGTTCTTTGCCAGCGTGAACCCCCGCGAGTTCCTGCACGACATCACCGGCAACCGACGCTACTGGACCATCGAGTGCGAACACATCGACCACAGCCACAATCTGGACATGCAGCAGGTCTGGGCCGAGTTCTACAACATGTACCAGGCCGGCGAGACTTGGTTCTTGCAGCCCGATGAGATGGCCAAGCTGAACGAGGCCAACACCGAATTCGAGGTGCGCGACCCAATCGAAGACCGCCTCATGTCACGACTGGACTGGCAAGCCCCGAACCCAATCTGGCGATGGATGACCGTGCTGGACGTGCTGATCGAGGTGGGTATCGAGCGCCCAGAACGCAACCAACTGAACACAGCCGGCCACATCATCAGGAAGCTGAACAACGGTGCAGCCAAGAAAACCCACGGCGTTCGTCGGGTATTGGTGCCACCCAAGACAGGCGACCAAGATCAACCATTTTGATAAATCGGGGGTCACTTATTTGCAGAGCAAGGATAGTGACCCCGCCCCATGACCCCCCATCAAACCCGCGCTGGCATTGGCCTGCGGACACATGGGGTCACTTGGGGTCACTATGTATATATGAAGGATATAAAAGGGAAATGGCAACACGCGAAAGCACGTACGCACATAGGAAAGTGACGACCCCCATGACCCCCTATGACCCCCGCTGATTAAGTTAGCGGTCACTAACATTCACGGAAAACACATCAGCGCCAATCCAAACCTGGCGCTATCATCCAAACCATGCAGATCACAGTCGAATCCAACATCAAAGCCATCATGCCCAAGCTGGAGCAGTTCACCAGCAGGCAGGCACCGTTCACCATTGCCAAGGCCCTGACCAACACAGCCATGGCGGTGCGCAAGGAAATGAACACGGCCACGACCACAGCGTTCGATAGGCCAAACCCGTTCACACGCAGCGCGTTCGTGTTCCAGAAGGCAGACAAGACCAGCCTGACAGCCTTCGTGTTCGCCAAGGACAAGCAGGCCAGATACCTGAAGTTCGGCGTGCAAGGTGGTGGACGACGCATCAAAGCGTTCGAGAAGCGCATCGATGCAACAACCAATGCTGATGCTGACGCTGGCACAGGCAAGCTGGTGCCCACACGCAACGTGCGCCGCGACAGCTACGGTGGCGTGAGCCTGGCGCAGATCAAGCGCATGACACAGCAAGGCAACGGCAAGTTCTTCATCGGCAAGCCGCAAGGCGCAGGCATGAACGCAGGCCGAGGCTACGGCATCTACGAACGCACCAGCGGTGGCAAGCGCATCAAGGCACTGATGCTGTTCGCAGAGCCACAGAGCTATCGCAAGCGCTTGGACATGAAGGGCATCGGCATGCGTGTCGTTGGCAAGACCTTCGACACCGAGCTGCGAACAGCGTGGGCCTACGCAATGAAGACAGCACGATGATGTGTTGTATTCACACCACAGAAAAAACGCGGGTCCTTCCTGAGGGGGGTCCGACGTGGGTCATTCCCGCGCGCGATGAATAGTTAGTGACCACTAACCAACCGAGTTGACCGCTTATACTTTTCAACCATGACAAAAAATTCAACTTCACCCATATCTTCGATGGCAGAACGCATTAATTTGTGGCCTGTCGAGCGCTTGCAGCCCTACGCAAAGAACGCCCGCACGCACAGCGACGAGCAGGTAGACCAGATCGCCGCGTCGATGCGCGAGTTCGGTTTTACCAATCCGATCTTGGTGGACAGCGCAGACGGCATCATTGCCGGCCACGGTCGACTTATGGCGGCCAAACGCCTTGGCTTGGCCACCGTGCCGGTCATCGTTCTGGACCATCTGACCGACGCCCAGCGACGTGCCTACATCCTGGCGGACAACAAGCTGGCGCTGAACGCCGGCTGGGACGAAGGACTGCTGGCACAAGAGCTGGCCGACCTTCAGGACGAAGGCTACGACCTGGCGCTTACCGGCTTCAACGACGACGAGCTGGATGCGCTGTTCGATGACGCGGCCAACGACAACGACGAAGGCGGCGGCACCCAAGACGACGACGCCGTGCCGGAAGTCGAGAAGTTCCACGTCAGCCAACAGGGCGACGTCTGGAAACTTGGGCCGCACCGTTTGATGTGCGGCGACAGCACAAGCCAGGCCGACGTGGCCAAGCTGATGAACGGCCAAATGGCCGAGTGTCTGTGGACGGACCCGCCCTACAACGTCGCCTACGAAGGCACGGCCGGCAAGATCAAGAACGACGACATGGACGACAAGTCGTTCTACCAATTCTTGCTGGCGGCGTTCACCCGCGCATCCGAGCATTTGATGCCAGGTGGCGCGGCCTACGTGGCGCACGCCGACACCGAGGGCCTGAACTTTCGCGCAGCCTACAAGGCCGCAGGCTTCAAGCTGTCGGGCTGCGTCATCTGGCGCAAGAACAGCTTGATGCTGGGCCGGTCGGATTACCAGTGGCAGCACGAACCAATCCTGTACGGATGGAAAGAAGGCGCCGCCCACCGTTGGTACGGCGACCGCAACAAGACGACCATCGCCACGGTGCCAGGGCAACCGTTCAAGCAGAACCCAGACGGCACATGGCAGATCACCGTGGGCGAAACCACGCTGATCGTCAGCGGCAAAGACCTGGCCGTCTACTCAGAGCAGCACAGCGTCATCAACGAGGAAAAGCCAAAGCGCAACGGCGAACACCCAACCATGAAGCCTGTACCGCTGGTCGAGCGCTTCTTGCGCAACAGCACCCGCGTCGGTGACTTGGTGCTGGACCTGTTCGGCGGCAGCGGCAGCACGCTGATTGCTTGCGAGAAGACAGCGCGCACCAACTGCTCGATGGAGCTGGACCCCAAGTTCGCTGACGTGATCGTGCGCCGCTGGCAAGAATACACCGGCAAGAAAGCCACGCTGGACGGCGACGGCCGCACGTTCGAAGACGTCGAAGCCGAGCGCGCTGCAGCCTGAGTATGAGCGACGAATCCGTAACCCTGACCGAGTTCGCCAAGCGCAAAGGCGTCAGCGTCGAAGCCGTGAGCAAGGCGGTCAAGGTCGGCCGCCTGTCCAAGTCCGTCACCTTCAGCAAGGCCAACAAGCCGCGGCTGATCCCTGACCTTGCCGAACTGGAGTGGACTGCCAACACAGACAGCGCCCAGCAGCGCGTGCGCGCCGTCCCACCGCCACGGCCGGAGCCGGAGCCAGAGCAGCCCAGCAATGAGCCGCGCACAGCCACGTTCCAGCAGGCGCGCACGCTGCGCGAGGCTTACATGGCCAGGCTGGCCAAGCTGGAATTCGAGGAAAAATCCGGCAAGCTGGTCACGGTGGAGAGCGTCAAAAACGAGGCGTTCCGCACGGCGCGCATTGTGCGCGACAACCTGCTCAACATCCCAGACCGCGTGGCCGCGGAGCTGGCCAACGAAACCAACCAGTTCAAGGTCCACCAGCGTCTGACGCAGGAGCTGCGCCGCGCACTGGAAGACATGAAGATCGACCAATGAACGGAGCAGACGTCTACCGCGAAGCGTTCGCGGCCGGCATGCTGCCGGACCCCGACCACACAGTCAGCACGTGGGCGGACAGCCACCGCATGCTGTCGCAAAAAGCATCGGCCGAGCCTGGCCACTGGCGCACCGAGCGCACACCGTACCTGCGCGAGATCATGGACGAAATGTCGCCCAGCAGCCCAGCGCAGCGGGTGGTGTTTATGGCCGGCGCCCAGGTGGGCAAGTCCGAGACTGGCAACAACTGGCTGGGTTACGTCATCCACCACGCACCAGGCCCGATGCTGCTGGTGCAGCCGACGGTGGACACGGCCAAGCGCTTCAGCAAGCAGCGACTGGCGCCGATGATCGACGAAAGCCCAGTGCTGAAAGAACGCATCGCGTCCAACACCAGCCGAGACAGCGGCAACAGCATGATGGCCAAGGAATTCACTGGCGGCGTGCTGATCATCACCGGCGCCAACAGCGCGGCCGGCCTGCGGTCGATGCCAATCCGATACCTGTTCCTGGACGAGATCGACGCCTACCCCATGGACGTGGACGGCGAAGGCGACCCCATCCAGCTGGCGGAAAAGCGGACGACCACGTTTGCGCGCCGCAAGGTCTACATGTGCAGCACGCCCACCATCAAGGACGTGTCGCGCATCGAGCGCGAGTTCAACGTTAGCGACCAACGGCGCTACCACGTTCCCTGCCCGCACTGCGGCCACATGCAGTCGCTGCAATGGAAAAACCTGAAGTGGGACCACGACGACCCGCAGACCGCGGCATACGCCTGCGAAGACTGCGGCACGCTGATCGAGGAACGCCACAAGACCGACATGCTGGCCAAGGGCGAGTGGCGCGCAACAGCAACCGGCGACGGCAAGACGGTGGGGTTTCACCTGTCGTCGCTGTATTCGCCACTGGGCTGGAAGTCGTGGGCCGACATCGTGTCCGAGTTCATGCAGGCCAAGGGCGACGCGCCGCTGCTCAAGACGTTCGTCAACACGGTGCTGGGCGAAACGTGGGAAGACGACTACGCGGCCAAGATTGGCGCCGGTGAGTTGCAATCCCGCGTCGAGTTCTACACGCCAGGCATCGTCCCTGCCCGCGCCCTATGCGTGACGGCCGGCGTCGATGTGCAGGACAACCGACTGGCGGTGTCGTTGTACGGTTGGGGCCGCGATGAGGAATGCTGGCTGATCGACCACATGGAGATTTACGGCGACCCGTCGCAGCCCAAGCTGTGGGCGCAGCTGGACGAAGCCATCCTGAAGCCGATACCGCACGAAATAGCGGACCCGATCAAGATCGCGGCCACCTGCATCGACAGCGGCGGCCACTTCACAAGCGAGGTCTACGCCTACGCACGCGACCGACGCGCCCATCACGTTCTGGCGGTCAAGGGTCAATCACAGCGCGGCAAGGCACCCATCGGCAAGCCGAGCAAGGTGGACTTCAACATCAAGGGCCGCACGCACAAGAAAGGCGCTGAGGTCTACCCCGTCGGTTCGGACACCATCAAGTCCACGGTGTTCGCGCGCCTGAAGCTGAACGAGCCAGGACCAGGCTACATCCACTTCCATGGCGAGGCGACCGAGGAATACTTCAACCAGCTGACGGCCGAGAAGCAGATCACGCGATACGTTAAGGGTTTCCCCGTGCGCGAGTGGACCAAAAAGTCAGGCGCACGCAACGAAGCGCTGGACACAAAGGTCTACGCATACGCGGCCATGCAGTGGCTTTACACCCGCTTCAACCGCCGAACGATCTGGGACCAGTTCGAGAAGTCACTGAATATCACGGCAAAACAAGAGGCAGAAAAGGTACCGGAACCCCAGAATAGGCGCAGACAGGCTAAAATAGCGCGAAACAACTTTATGACGAGCTGGTAAACCATGAACGTCCCTGCCCTGATCTATGCTGGCGACACTGTAAAGTGGAACGAGCCAGCCACCCCCGACTACAGCAGCGCGGCTGGCTGGGCGGCTACGTTTTCGCTGCGCCATGCCACAGGCAATGACGCGCTGAACAT